CGTACGCACGTCGTGTGGTCGAGGAAGCGTATGGTGATATTCTTCTCCCGACATCTCATCCGAAATACCCCATCGTCCATTCTAAGGCAGAGTATATCTATGGCGATACGGACAGTGTGTTCTTCACCTTCAATCTCGCCACACCAGAAGGAGTCCCAATTCGTGGAAAGGATGCGATTGAAATCACGATCGAACTTGCAAAACAGGTAGGCGATTATTCGTCGAAGTTCTTAAAAGGACCGCATGCGTGGGTATATGAGAAAACGATATGTCCGTTCGCGCTACTCCGCAAAAAAGGATATGTCGGTGTGTATTATGAACAGAATCCAAATAAGGGCAAGTTGAAGAGTATGGGAATCGTATTGAAACGCCGTGATAATGCGCCGATTGTGAAGGAAATCTATGGAGGAATCATCGATATTCTTATGAAGGAACAGAACGTGAACCGCGCGATTGCATTCCTGCGTGAGAAGCTACAATACATGATCGACCAGAAATGCCCTATCGAAAAACTCATCATTACAAAATCGCTTCGCTCGGATTATAAGAACCCACAGCAAATTGCTCACAAAGTGCTTGCTGACCGTATGGGTGTGCGCGATCCAGGAAATAAACCGAATACGGGTGATCGTATTCCATACGCATATATTCATAATAAGGCCAAGGGTGCACTTCAAGGCGACAAAATCGAGCACCCAGATTATATTAAAAAGCATCGACTTCAGTTGAATTATTCGTTCTACATTACGAACCAGATCATGAAACCAGTGCAGCAGTTATTCGCGCTTGTATTGGAACAATTACCCGCGTTCCAGAAGAAGAAAGGTGAGTTTGAAGTGAAAGTATGGGAAGCAACAGTGCGTATTGAAGACCCAGATAAACGTGAGAAGAAAATAACAGAGATGCGACATAAGGAAGTGAAATCGCTGTTATTCGATGAGTTCTTAGTGAAGGCAGATAATCTCAATAAAGGAAATCGCGCAATCACGGATTGGTTTGGCGGTAAATGAACACCAGTAAAATAGAATTAGTGAATATGTATCGATAATGTAAAGTATAACTATCGGTTGTTTTGTTGGGAGGTTTCAGCCATATTATTTATCGTATTCAATAAATTACGATATACATCATCGTCGTTATATTGTACGGGTATATCATAAGAAAATGTAATATGATTGTCATCAATACGATCTATCGAAATATTTGATAGAGCATCACTGCCGACGTGTGCATTTCTATTTTCTTGAATCTCTCGTTGTTCTGGTTCAGAAACCAACGATGATGGACGGTAGTCGCGAATATCATTGCGACACATTGGACAAGTAGAATTACTTGAAAACCAGTGTCTTAGACTTTCACGATTAAAAATATGATTACAACCACGTATCATTGTAATAAGACTATCATCATTGAATTCGTCGCGAGAGATTGGACACGTTGTATTCACTGGAGAAAGTATATGTGAAAATACAGTATTCAAAGTTGCGCGATTTATTTGTTCGTTTGTAGGCGCGTTTCTATGATGTTCGCCGTCTACACTAATATTATTATTTCTATTAGTTCGCAATGATACTGGCACTGTATATAGCATGGAGAACATATTTTCTCTTACATTATTCGACTGACGTTCATTACGATTAACATCAGATGATAAGTACCTTGATAACAATCTTGGAAATACTTCACCGAATCGATAATTTGATTGTAGCGAATGTGCGTTATTGGGTTCTCTTTGATGAAGTGGATGTACAGAAACAGGTGCGACTAATGGCGATGTTTGAATTGGGTTTGCTACTACAGGTTCATCCATCATAGGTTCTTGTCTTTGTCTCTCGTTATTTTGCCTGGTAATGATGTGTGTATTTTGACTTAATTCTGCAAACTGATTATAATAAAAAGACTGTCGAACAAGAGTTCTCGATAAATTCTCTCGAAGAGTCTGTTCCATACGAGTAAACATTGCGTTTCCACTTGTAATAAAATCATTATATCTATGAATAAGAGTTGTATACTCATCCATATATATTTGTTCATCTTCAACCGCATTATAATATTGGTTATGATTGAATCTCTCGTGATAGTCATTTACATTTCGAAATGAATCGTTGTTACGAATACCACTGCTGGTTCTTCGATACATATTATTAGAAGCATCTAAATTCATATGATAACAATATATAACTATTTGATTTAACCTCTATATTGGTTTGATATAATAATACTTAAACATAAATAACAGTAAATATGCAAATAACGGAAAGTATCACTTACAAAAAAGACTTACTACAATCCAAATATGGAACAACGGTTCCCTGATTTTGTAAATAAAGGTATAACCGGACTTATGAATCTAGGAAACACATGTTTCGTAAATTCGTGTCTGCAGGCACTATCTCATACCTACGAACTGAATCGTTTTTTAAATGATGAAAAATACAAAAAACGTCTTACAAAAAAACCAGATGCGGTGTTATTAAGTGAATGGGATAAATTGCGTACGCTTATGTGGAGTGAAAATTGCATTGTGTCACCAGGTGGGTTTATGGCGTCAATGAAGCAGATTGCACGTTTAAAAAACCAAGAACTATTTACGAGTTATTCACAAAACGACGTGCAAGAGTTCCTCGTCTTCATGCTGGACGCGTTTCATATGGCACTTTCGAGAGAAGTGAATATGACAATTACTGGAAATGTGAATAACGACAAAGACATTATTGGTCGCAAATGTTACGAGATGATGAAACAAATGTATACGAAAAATTACTCTGAAATGTTGAATTTATTTTATGGGATACAAATGTCGGTCATTACTGAATTGAATGACTCTAGAAATGAAACCGAGACTGTTCTTAGTATATCACCTGAACCATTTTCGATCATTTCGCTTTCAATTCCAATTGTTGAAATTCCAGAAATAGGAAAAACACGCGTTCCAACATTAATCGATTGTTTTAAACATTATTGCAATGGAGAGGTTATGGAAGGAGAGAATGCGTGGTTTAATGATAAAACAAAGAAATACCAGAATGTTAAACGTGGAATGATGTATTGGAGTCTGCCAAACATTATGATTATCGACTTGAAGCGTGTACAATATACAGAACGAGGTCCAGTGAAAGTGACAATACCAGTTGAAATCCCACTTCGTGGTTTGAACATGAGTTCATTTGTAAATGGTTATAAACGTGATAGCTACATATATGACCTTTATGCTGTATGTAATCATCACGGAAGTTTTAGTGGAAGTGGTCACTATACCGCTACGATATGCACTGCAAGTAATATATGGTATACATTTAATGATGAAAATGTGAAACAAACAGATATTAAAAATGATACAATTACAAGTAACCTTCCGTATTGTTTATTTTATCGTAAACGACAAAATGGTAATGGAGACACACAAAAAGTGGAAACATCGCCAGAATAAATAGTTATGATATTATACCAACTATATATAAGTAATTCATTTCATTATGTCAGAATATCCTTTAAATATACCTCAGGTTTCTTCGTCTTCGTCTTCTAGTATACCAAAAGTATCAAGTATTGGTTTAAATCAAGTAACCGGTATTTTCGAATGGATGGATGGTAAAATAGACCAACTTTTGAATTTACGTATTATTTTATTGGTCATATTTGTCATCGCTATGATTTATTTTGTCATTAATGCTTTAGCCGGTGGAACATCCGAAAATGATAATGCAGAGAGCACACTATTTGCAAATGTATCCATTCTTGAAATATTATTATGGGCTATTTTCATTGTGATCGTCGTTTTAAATGGATTCCAGTATTTTTTTAATACAAACATTACAACTGAAGTAAATAATCTATTATCACCAAAACCTAAAATAACAATTACTCAATCTATTCCTAATTCCGAGAGTGATGATTTAGGCGCCGGCCCAGATTTAAAAATGAAAAAACAGGTATTTCATATTCCATCCAATGTGTATGATTATGATAATGCTAAAGCGTTATGCCAGGCATACGACGCGCAACTTGCAACGATTGATCAAATGGAAGAGGCATATAAATCGGGAGCAGAATGGTGTTCGTATGGATGGTCGGATAAACAAATGATACTGTATCCGACACAGAAAGCAACATGGGAAACTTTACAAAAAAGCACAGACCCTGCAAAGAAAAACAGTTGTGGGCGTCCTGGTATCAACGGTGGTTTCATGAGTGATACAAGTTTGAAAGTAGGAGTAAACTGTTATGGTGCAAAACCAGACATGAACCAACCATCATCAAAATTGATGGCAAGTCTACAAACTGTCGAATCAGGAAAAATGTTGAACCCACAACATGAAGCAAAGGTAAAAGAAATGAGAAGCAAAATTAAAGATATTGTGATTGCACCATTCAATAAGACTGCGTGGTCATTGATATAAGATATATTTAGTATGTGTATATTATATATCATACACATACATTCTTATTTAGAAACACCGAATTCGATGTCGTCTCTTTCGATGAATAAAGTGCGTGGTCGCGCCTTAAACGCCAATGCACAGAATACCAACAATTTCTCAATGTGGATGGAACCATTGTCTCACAAACAGTATCCAGTAACAGATGTGGTTACCCCGACGAATAATGCATTGATTACTTCAGACGGAACACGAAATACGATAACTGCTAGATCTGGATTGACATATAACAACGCGCGTTTGGACGTGTCTGGTTCTGTGAATCCGACAAGATGGACGGTTGGTCAGACAATTAATACGGTGTTTTTGGCAGGTGATGATCCGTTGTTGAATCATATTGACGCATCTGTTAACCCGGTTTCAAGTGGAATTGTTGCAAGATATACTTACACGCCCAAATCAAATAACTCTAAAATCATTGTAGAATATGGCGGATATTATGTGGTGGGTGGTAATTCTACCGGTGGAACCGATATATTACAATCCTTCTTGAAAGTTACTAGTAGTCCAGATGATATAACTATTGGAAAACGAGCACAACACTACCCGAGCGGTGATGGAACTGGTACTAGAAGTTCTACGATGTTCCCAATCATGGGAGCTTATACAAATACTGGAACATCAAATATTGAATTCAAAGTTGATTTTACAAGTAATGGTGATTCAGTATGGTTTTATAAGGCATATTATGATGCTTGTATGAAAGTCACTGAAATAGCATTGTAAATACATTCCATTCATTTCATTAATGTAAATAATCTCTCGAAATGTATTATTTACATCTATCTATTCTTACGCCACACCCATTTTACGACGTCTTGTTCTATTTTTGCGATGAGTTGTTTTTCGTTCACTGTTGCTACCATTGCTTCTGCGCCGGGTCTTCACGTCGTGTTGGATTCTCTCGGTAGGAGTAACCATTGACAATAATGTATCAAATATGTCGTTGGGAACTTGTTTGGTATATTTGCGACCATGGTCACTGTCGCCGTCACTGTCGCTCTCGCTATGTCCATCTTCGTCATTGTCCTTGTTTTGATGTGTTTTTACTTCAACTAGTTCAGGTGTTTCAAATGCATAATTTCTAGGATGAAATAACGCCGGCATCATAAATAACCCAGCAGGAACTGCTAAATCTTGAAATAAATCACTGAACTTTTCTGGAATGAAATGTTTATTCTCGGCGTGTTCATGGCCGTCGTAACTACCACTACTACTTGCCCCCACTCCACCACCTCCCATATTTGATGCATTACCATCCCCTGCGGATACAAATAATGGCATTTTATGTTGGTAAAGTAAGTTATTCACTTGATACCCTCCACCAATCATATTTCCTTCTTTATCTTGATGAAATACTAGGTGCTGAGAAGGATTGAAATATTCAGCTATCTTTATTTTCGACATGAGTATAAATTATGGTAACGATATCACTCTATATACTTGTAATATCGTTAGATAACAATTACTGTATTACGCATCGCCATCGGAATATTCAGCGTTTGTAGTTGCACCAACTTTGGTATTATAAACCCTCTTAATTTCCATTGTGGTTTTCGATTCACGATTTTTCTTAATATATGTCATAATTTGCTCAACTTGTTTCCCGTTTGTAATCAGTTCGCCAAGGCATTTTTCGATATATGCCAGTGTCAACGGTGCTGTATGCTTCGTTGACACAAATCGTAGTTTTCCATCGGATATATTCACTGTTGCTTGTTCCAGTTTCTTTTCTTCTATTATTTCCAGTATTTCGTCATTAATCACTGCCTTTTCCGTGCGGATATCCCGTACTTCTTCCGATGTCTCTTTGATCCGATTATCAAGTTCAACCCATCGCTTAATTTTCATTTCAAGAGTTGGCGGTGTTGCATGAATCGCGGTCATGATTGATGTTGGGTTCATGGCTACAGTGTTACAAATTATACCTTAGAGATATAAACATTATATCGTCTTATGTTTATATCTTTTCATATTCAGTATTTATTACCTTCGACGACGAGTGCGACGAGAAGAACGACGAAAGTCAAACGACTTTCCGAGATAACGGCTTCCAGGTCTACGAGACTGAAGAGCCTTCTGGCCGAGGTAAAGTCCTAAAGGAACCAATGCTGTTTCAACCGCAGTCACGAGGCCAGGCACCATACCCCCCTTCTGATTTTGTTCTGGTTGATTCTGATTCTGTGACTTACGTCCACGTCGGCGACCTTTTGAACGTCGGCCACCAACAAAAGCAGCACCTTTCAACGAAGAATAACCTTCTGCTGCTGCAATCGCACCTGCATTTGCTCCAGCGACCGCACCTTCCACAATTGCATTCTGTATCCCTTCTACTTGAGTAGGTGACGCTGGAACATTTCCAGCACTTCCAGCACTTCCACCAGTCTGTCCTTTATTGCCAGTCATAGCTTGTTCTAAAAACTTCTGCGCAATTTGTCCGGCTTGGTTAAGTGTTGCTTGAGAGATTTCAACCTTACCTTGAGGTTGTTCATTCGCATTTCCGCCATTCTGGTTGAACAGTTCATTTGAAATATTGTTTTGATTCTGACGATTAGAACCATATCGTTTTCGGTGTGCAGATCTTGATTTACGAGGCATATGATTCGGTTATATAATAGATTTAGAAATAATTTACTGTGTATATGTATAAAAAATAATGAAGATAATTCCTTTTATATTTATTGCTTTAATCATTCTTCCTGAATCTTTTATTAAAGTTCCTATATTTCCTTTTGGAAAAGCAGATGCTCATCCAGTCCAATTAACACATGTTCCAGAAAACGCAACACCATCCTTTGAACATGTAAAACTCGAAGAAAAGGGACTTGAATGTGATGCATGTATGTATCTTGCAAACGGGTTAAATGAAACAATCATTCATAATCCTAAAGTTCTTGCGTTCGTTACTGAAGACTTGGTGAAGGTTTGTTCAGTTTTACCAGATAGTGTACAAGCACTTTGTATAAATGCGGTCGAACAAACCGCGCCACTTCTCCTAAATCACATAGGAGATTTTATTGCCACCGAAGGATGTTCGGATTTAGGAATATGCCACAATTCACACAAATATCACTTACTTCATAATAACGAGTTCGTAAATTCGTGATATTCTTTTTATAGCGTCATACTAATTCATTTCATTCGTATAACGCACGATGGAAGTATTTCACCCAAACGATACATTTCAGTTTGAACATTTATATTTAACACCTCCAATGAGTGTTGCAGGTGGAACATATATGACAAGATATTCATATTTTAATAGCAAACAACCACTTTATATCCAGACGACAAAGACACGAACAAAACAAGGTATCGTTATATCAGGTAAGAAAGGACATATTGATTTATTGATTACTAATTCTGACACTGATTCTGATTTCACGGAATGGATCGCGAATTTAGAAAAAAGGTCGGTTGACCTACTTTACGAAAAACGACACATGTGGTTTACACAAGAACTTGACCGAACTGATATTGAAAACTCATTTACGTCACCAATACGCGCATACAAAACAGGCAACTTTCTCGTTCGTGTGAATTTAGAACCAAATCGAAATTTTACGCATATTCAACCGTTTTCATGTAAAGTTTTTGATGAGCATAAAAAAGTTGCACCAGTTGAATACATTAAGGATGAACATACAATCATATCCATTATTGAGTTTCAAGGAATTAAGTTTACTTCTCGTAACTTTCAAATGGAATTATTATTGCGACAGGTATTAGTAGTTCCAGATATTCCTTTATTTGAAACATGTATTATTTCTGAGTCTGTTCCAGGAAATAGCAATACATCAAATACTGAATTAGAAAAGGCAACTACAAAACAAGATGAACCAGGACAACAACAAAAATCAGAAGATAACAATGATTATTTAAAAGAGGAACCACTTACCAGTTTACTTCCACATCCGTATTCAGACCCAGTTCAAGAAACAGAAACGAAGTATTTAGGATGTAATTCAGAGACAGATACAAATCTACAAACTGCCGCAATTAAACACTTTGGTGTAACTGAAGTTGAAATCAATTTTGATACTATTCCAGATACAATCGATACAAATGAACCCAACTTCCCATCATCGACCACAGATACGACCGTAACATCCATATCTTCTTCAAATCAACCAACTATGATTGCTTCGATTAAATTAAAAAAACACAAGGACGTTCTTTATGGAATGTATAAAATTGCAAAAAAAAAAGCAATAGAAGCCAAAAAGGTCGCGATACGTACATATTTAGAAGCAAAAGAAATCAAGGCCGCATATCTATTGGATGATTCCGATCTTTCTGAAAGCGATGGTGACGACGATAATAACGTATAATACTGACTTACATTATTTTATCATTTATTTTATATACAATTAAATTATAAGAATGAGTTTTTTGTCTGATTTAGAGAAAACACTTCGTGCAAATCACATTCTTGTGATTTTAGGTGCGATTGTTCTTGTATACGCCGTTTGTACCTATTCCAACCAAAAGTTCGTCGCCCCTTACGAACCGCTTCAGAGCGACGTCAATAATCGTCAAAAAGCAACTGTAAATGTGAGTCAGCAACCGGCTCCTATTGCGGCTAATGCTTCTATGGTCGCTCCTTCTTCTTCTTCTGGTTCAAACTTGCCGGTTGCTAACCCGGCAGATCTTCTTCCCCGCGATAGCAATAACCAGTGGGGCAGTTTGAACCCTGCTGGCAGCGGCGATCTTCAGGGTCAGAACCTTCTCTCAGCAACCTTCTTGACTGGAATTGACACCATCGGTAACACGATGAAGAATGCCAACCTGCAGTTGCGCTCTGAACCTCCTAACCCTCAGTTAAACGTTGGTCCCTGGAACCAGAGCACAATTGCTCCCGATCTTATGCGCACTCCTCTTGAATTAGGTTCTCCCATTTCGCAATAATAAGCTTATGTAGGATACATAGCAAATATCATACAACTATTCTAATTATCGTTGTATAATATAACATTCGAATTATTATGGGTTCTATTATTTATGCACTTATTTTATTATTTTTTATAATTACACTTTCTGTTATCATTACTCGGCATGTTATTATTCCGGCTACAATAAATTATGAACATGGCATTATGAATCATCCGGATTTTACAATTGGAAACAGTAATATTGATGGATTGGGGTTATTTACAAAGCGAAAACGTTTGAAAGATGAAAAACTATTTGTTGCAATAAACTCAAATAAGTTGGTTACGAAAGTTGGAAGTAAGATCAACCATTGTCCCGGAAAATTTAAGAACCCGGCAGAAGCAGAGTATTCCATATTACCAAATACCTATCTCTCATCAACACCAGAAACAGATATGGGTGTGTGGTGGGTAATCGCAGCACGTGATATTGCTGCCGGCGAAGAGCTTACGATAGATTATACAAACACACCTGATTTCATTAAAAAACCGGACTCGAAATGGAGATGTGATTTATAAACTATCCTATATATAAGAATCAATGACAAAATCTCTCGGTTTATGCCGTTACAAAGATATATTTGGCCGCCCGAGAGAAGGTGCGCATGCGTATCGGATCTTTGATATCGCGGTTGTAGATGTGGCTGCGACTGTTGTGGCTGCATTTCTGATCGCACACTTCTTCGGTTTCGTGTTCTGGAAATCTCTCGTGACGCTTTTCATTATTGGAATTATTTCGCACCGACTGTTCTGTGTGCGTACGACGGTCGATAAGTGGGTGTTCCCGAATGTATGATATAAATCGCGACGAATCATGATTTGTATCATAATAAAGATGAAATGAAATGAAATGGATTAATATGCGCGACGAGATCCGCGGCGCTGGCGACGCTTCTGCTTGCGCTGAGTACCACGCTTCTTGGCGGAACGACGACCGCGGCGGGAGTATTTGCGTCGTCTACCACGACCTCCATCATAAGCGATGGGTTCAATATTTTTATCTTTCATAATTTGTGCAACATCATTATTCAACTCAGCATTTGCATCGGGATCAGAAGTACTGGTTTGTCTATTTTTAAATTCTTCTAGTTTGTCCGATACCTCCTTATCATCATGACTTTCAAGCCATTCTTCAATTTTACCTATATTAAAAGTTAATGCATCTTGTGATGGTGATGAATCTGATACTAGTTCTGATGATGACATTTCAGTATTTATCCTAACTAATTTCTCGCTTTATATAAATACCCAACAAAATAAAAATGTTCAAAACAAGTGTTTTCGGATATATTATTATTATTTTTATTATTGTCATTTGCCTAAAGATCTACCAAGAATCCGACGCATTTCAGTTAAAATGTATTGTTTCAAAAGTCGATGGAAACAAGTATTGCGTCCGTGAACGCGCTAAATTAGAACTCGCCGCCGACCTTCTTGCGACCGTTACCCAAAAAATGAAAAAGGTAGTGAAACATATGGGCGATACATTTCCCGACCGCGATAACGTAAAACGTTTAGTCAAAAATTTCCGCCCCGAAAAAGTAAGTGAAACGCTCCCAACCAGCGAATACACTGCATATAGTGAGAACAAGGGCGAGAAGCTCGCTTTTTGTGTCAACACGACAAAGAAAGGAAATAAGCTCATCGACGAAAATACGCTTACATTTGTTGCGCTGCATGAGTTGAGTCACATTATGACGGAAAGTGTCGGTCACAAAGACGAATTCTGGGAGAATTTCCGATTCCTTATCGACGAAGCACAAAAGATCAAACTGTATAATCCGGAAGACTATAAGCTAAAGCCAAAAGAATACTGTGGAATGACCATCAATGACAACCCGCATTTCGATAACTAGTGTGTTCGGTCGCACACCCACCGGTATTCGGGGGAGGGGGCGAGGGTAGAAAAACACCTAAACTTCGAATAATCTACGCAAATGCAAAAATAGAGTATTCGGCGTTCGGCGTTCTTGTATCGCTTTTACGTCCGCAGGTCGAGTAATACTTGCCACGAAATCTCGGTCAACATCCGACACACGATAAACGCTGTTACTTCGTATTCCTTCACTAAAAAATGACACGTATTTCGGTATTGAATCTGCATCTGTCCAACACCAGATCGCCCGTTGAATATGATTGTTTCGAAGATTTTGCCATTCTTCCACTGACTGATATTGAAACATCAGAGGAAATGCGGTATCATGCTCATAGGTTTCATCGACAAACGTCACATAAATATCATCGATTGAAAATCCGACTTCGGATGGCGGCGATGGAGTCAGAACTTGTTCATAAATTGATGCACCACCAATGAACCAAACTACATCATAATTTGACGCATAATTATAAATATCTGAAAGACGCTTGATATATGTAACGCCATTACTGGGCGAGGGAGAGGGTGCTGAGTCCGCATCATGTAGTGCTGAAACCACGAAATTATCACGAAAAGGAAGCGGACATGCACTCGCAGGTATACTGTCCCAGGTTTTACGACCCATCACTACCGCACTGTTATAAGGAAACAATTTGGATCTCGTCATTTGAGAGAAAAAACGAAGGTCCCTGTCAATTTTAGGCCATGGTAGTTTACCTTCATATCCAATTCCACCACCGCGACAAAGCGCAACGATTATTTTGAATTCAGTGCGTGAAGGTGGCGTAGTCATATTACGATTCTACGATGATTCGGTTAAAATATAGAATGATATCACTTTATTATATATTTACTATCCGAGACAACAATAACGCTATACATATTAATCTTCTATTGATATAATAGTATCATACCAATCATGGAAAAACCGGCGTCGGAAATTCCTATTTATAAAATATGTCATATCCGTTCTCCGGATGATGTGGTCGCAGAGCAACCAGCCGAAATGGGTTCAGAGTCTGGAGCTGCTGCTGCAGCAAAAGCGTCAACACTATCTCCGGAATACAATGTGCTCTATGTATTTTACGGAAACGTGGAGTTCACAACAGAAGAAGGACCTGTCGTAGATATCAATAACATCTTCGTCCAGGAGCAAGAAAACCCATTCTTTAAAACGATATTTAGTGATTATGAACTCTATATGATCCGGCAGAATGAGATGAAGGTCGTATTCCTTCCCGAGAGAATCTACCCAGATGACTCCATTGAGACCATAAAGAAGAAGTTTCTCTACCTAACCCGAGACAAAGTGGGTCTCTCGTACGCAGAGTTGTATTTCTTCTGTAAGCAGATAAAAACAATCACAACGCAAAACGCGCATGATCATATCACATCGAATGGAAAACTAGAAATGACACCCATCCGTGTTCAAAATTTCTTACTGAATATTGATAATCAGCCAACCGTTTCAGGAGGTGCTTCTCCTGATTCAGAATATGCAAAACTAGGTCCGCCCACAGGAGGCGCGAATGGAAATTACACCTATACGAACCTTGCCAACCTAAAATTGGAAGATAAACCTCGTATTATAAATGTGGTGCTAGGTCAAGAGCTCAATATTGCATCAACGTACGATTACCCATATGCGATTAATCCGTTTGACGCTATGAACGCGGATCCCTTTTTAGAAATTCACGCTAGCGAAATCGTGAATACAACCAATAAAGTTGTCCTTGTGGATTATGGAGTGTTTCTTCACAATACGATTTATTTGGTTTCAGCAGAAGATGCGCTAATCTATGCAAGAGATTTACCTCTCTTGGAATCATCGGCGCCGGCGCAACAACAATCCGTATTGAAACCGATTCATGAAACATATATTATTCAAGTCTATTTTCCATATCTCTCGGCATATCGGGATGATACACCGCGTTTAGCAGTAGAAATTGGATCTGCACAAGCGTCCGGCGAAGTAGATCTCTCGACAATCCATTCGCATAACACGCTTCTTCTTCATAAGTTGAAGCTATTTGATGCGGATAAAAAGATATTGAACGAGAGATTTATGCGCCAGACAGCAAATATCAATTTATTATACGATATTTACGAGAGACGGACATCTGAACAAGCATACGTTGACGATGGTATTCGTGGTGTGGAGTTCATGATTCATCCAGAGACACCTTACAATCAATCTCTCGACGCAGTGTTCAAGATGATCCATTGTTCAGAATATATCCCATACATCAAATACAATCCTGGTAAGAAGCGCGATAATATTTACAAACTGTATATCTCAGGTGTAAGTCGTAGTGGACGCAAAATTCCTTATTTACCGAAGAGTGATATTTTTCGTTTGTTGAAAACGACTGCTCGTAAAAAGAGTGTTGCAATGTATATTAACTACGTATACTCGAATCCAGAAATACCTGATCATAAAGCAACTCACTTGCATATACCGGTGCTCTGTGAATTCTACCCAGATGGTTCGGTTTATGTCAAATTATTCGTAAAGTTTTCGTTTACAAGTTCTGAGATTGAAAATATTATCAAGGCAACGGTAAATCCAATATTGCGTGTCATCAAAGAACATGTTGAACAAAGTGGTTTTCAAATGACCCTTTTTACAAAATTACACCATCCGCAAATCGAGTTAATCAACTTAGAATATTTTGCTCAGATGGCGATTACGAGGAACATCGAAATAAAGCAAATGATCAAATGTATTTCTAGTGCATTTAATGAGATCGAAGGCAGTTTGAAGAAAGGGATTATCTTACGGTATAAGCGCGTAAGTAACTATAATGATATGTCAAGTCAAGATGCATATATTATTGAGATGATGAATAAACGTCAGAGTGATCGTGATATTCTTGACGGGCTACGGGATAATTATATGATGACCGATACAGATGCACGCGCCAAGTTATCCTCGATTTTATCCTCATTACAAACCCAGCAATTCTCTCGATTCCGTGGTGGGAATATTCGAATCAAGAATAATCCAGGGTTTCTTACCAAAATAACGAAGGGTGCGTTCAATAATATCATCACCATTGAGATCAACAATATCAATAACGTTCTATTTTTACCGTCGCTTCATATTTACCTGGATTCAATTCTTCGTATTTACCAAAATCCAGGAACAACAGAAACTCCTTATCAAAAAATCTCTGAATTATGTGCAAATTCTGCGGCTATGATGGTTTCACCTACAGTAGCAAACGTTACAATTGCATCAAAACCGAAGCATGCGACAGCATCTGCAGCTCAAGCCGAACAAGGCGAAGAAAGTGAAGACGAACTAAGTGGACAAGAAGAAGTCGATATATTTGAACGTAGTAGTCGCTCCGTTGCAGTCATTGGCGATATCGTCCCTTCTGACAAAGAAGAATCAATTGAAGTGATGAAAGAAATTGTTCCTGTTGTTAAAAAACCAACAGCAGATACAGTTGCGGCTACTCCACTGGTTTTCGGATTTGAAGCTGAATCTCGAACAGAAATCGATCTATTTGATTTATTACAAAATGACGATGAGGATGATGAATATGATGCAGCAGATGATAGTGCTCCAAACAGTACACAAGGAGGAGGTGCAGGAGGTGCAGGAGGTGTTGCAAGCGATGGACCAAAGAAAAAAAGAGCGTCTAAAAATGCATCAACAATCGAACATGAAGTAGAAGAAGACATATCTGATATAACTGGTATGGAATTAGCAAATCCAAATCCTTTCTCGAAGCGTATTCAAGAACGCGAACCAATTATTCATTTGAACGAAGATGTGGGTAAATTCAATGCATATTCGCGAAGTTGTCCATGGAATGTTCGACGTCAACCCGTGATTCTAACAAGTGAAGAGAAAGCGCGTATCGACCGTGAACATCCCAACTCCTATTCACATAGCGTTACATATGGTTCCGACCCAAGCAAACAATATCACTATATTTGTCCAAGATACTGGAGTCTAAAACACAACACGAGTCTTACTGAAGAAGAAGTGAAATCAGGTAAATATGGCGCTATTATTCCGCAAAAAGCGAAGAAAATCCCACCAGGTGCAAACATATTCGAGTTTACAGATGATAAATATCACGTAGATGAAAAGGGCAACTATAAGCAACATTATCCAGGGTTCTTAAAAAAGGATGCGCACCCGAAAGGATTGTGCGTTCCGTGTTGTTTTGCTCAATGGGATAAACCATCGCAAATTGCAAGAAGGCAAGAGTGTGAAACAAAACAATTCGAGTCTGTAAGAACAGAAACTTCACTATCATCAAAAACACTTGTTCAAAATGAAAAAGAAACAGAAGCGCAAGGTAGAGTTGCTTTATCGCGTTCTATTTCTTCAAGTGCTGGCACACAACAACAAACACCGAATATCTCATCCTACTCAGAATCAGCAAAAATAAACGAGATGAAAGATGAACGTATTTTGAGTTCAGATAAATTCCCTCTTGAAAACAACCGATGGGGATATTTGCCTGTCCAGGTCCAAAAATTTTTATTTAGTGATAGTCGGAATTGTCAAGTAAATATTAAGAATACTGCAATAAAAAAGGATACGCCTTGTCTTTTACGCCGTGGTGTCGAAACCAACGACCATCAGTCTTTCGTTTCTGCAATCGCATATTACTTCAAAGAAAGTATTGGTTTAATATCAACAACAGTTATTCCAATACAAGACATCGAACCAGAAATTCCAAAAACCGTGGTAAAATCGAAACTACAAAACTCCATTTCTGATACGATTGAGTCCGAATCATCAGTTGCAATAAGTGGTACTTCTCTCAAAGAACGAATCTCAAAATCAATAATTGAAAGTATTCAGAAACATTCATCACATATAAAGAACGCAAACACTGCATCAACAACAACACCTACCACAACAACACCTACCACAGCCATACCTGTTACATCCATACCTGTTACATCAGGTACTAGTGCAGTTCCAGTAACTGAGTCATCCGAAAGAGTAGTCAATGATTATGACTCTGACGATGAAACACCGATTGCCATGACACCACAAGCCGTTTCTAATTCAAACATTCAAGTATCCACATTATCACCAACTGCTGTTCCAACAATCCGAGAGATGCGAAATATCATCATCCAATCTCTCGATATCGACTTATTTGTAACTCTACAAAATGGCACGCTCGTAGATGTATTTTACAATACAAATAAAGAAGTAATGGATATTGACAAATATAAACCATCATCAATCTCTCGAACACTTCCAGATGAATCGTTTACGAGAGTATGTAATGCGTATGAAAACTTCATTGCCTACCTTGATGACGATAATTCTATTATAGATCACACGTATCTCTGGGACATTGTATCTCGACCGAATGAAAAATTATTCAAAAATGGAAATAATATCATTCTTATACATATTCCAGATGACGATATTACAAATAATGTGCAAGTGATATGCCCAACAAACTCATATTCAGGCGAAGTATTTGACGCCAATCGTAAAACGATTATTCTTATGAAACGTGATTCATACTATGAACCGATATATCTTTTTGAAAGTAAATCAAATGGCAAATTCAGTGTTCTTGGTCGTTTTGCAATTAAGAGTAAGACGCTTATGCCCAAAATCAAGTATATCATTGAAAATGTGCGTGACCTTTATTTTTCATATTGTCGACTTCATGCAAGTCAACCACGAGAATACAAATATAAAATGAACATGCCATCACTAGTGATTGCAAAAATACTGAAAGATGCTGGGTTTCAAATTACAGCACAAGTCTTGAATTTCAACAGCAAAGTAATTGGATTACAAATCACTCAGATTGTCAGTACTACCAAGTTAATTCCAATGGGTTTAGTTAAAAAAACGACTGTTCGTAAACGATATACTGGTGTTATACCTACTGCTGTATCAGCACCATTTTCAGCTAGTAATACAACATTATTGTTCACATCATCTGATATACCACCGATGGTTATGATGGACGAACCGTCGCTTTGGAAATTAAGTTATCGTGAAACCGTCGATTTTTTAGAGACAGTTGCACGCCATGTCAAGAAAACAGTAAAAAAGGATATTTATTGCCGTCCAAGTGTGAAGGTTGTTGAAGACGGTCTGATTGTAGGTATAATTACCGAGACAAACCAATTTATTCAAGTGAATATAGATAAGGACCCACAATTAAACCAGGACGACGGAATACCGACTATAACGGAAAGCAACCATCTAGTCGCAGATAAAGAAATATCCTCATCACCTCCTGGAACAGTGGATAAAACCCGTGAAAAATATGTTCGTCATATTCGGTTAGAGACAAATTTCTACAATGTTTTTCGTAACACTGCACGAAATGTATTGAATCGACCGGAAAATAAATCAGTGAAAGACGATATTGAAAAGTTGATATTATCACCATTTACAATCTACCATAACAAATTGTCGCAAACTATCGCACACATGAAGAGAATTCTCTCGAAATATGTAGCGTTTATCCGCTATAGTAAAGAAACATTGAAATTGGTTGGAGAAATATCAGGTTGTATTACAAGTGACGATGAAACATGTGGAAAGAAAAGCTACTGTTTGAAAGAATCTGGTGGTTTATGTAAACTTCTTCTTCCACAAAGAAATTTGATGTATCCAGATATTGATAACGAAATTGCATATTTCGGAAAGTTGGCCGATGAAATGATACGTTATGAACGTGTTAAACTCTTCATGTTTGAGCCTACAAAATATCTATCATTTCAAGACAGAAAATACGATCTTCACGATGACGAGATTATACTACTGGAAACATTCATAACACAAGAATACTTTGAAAATATGGAACCAGCGGAGGCAAATCCATATGTATCCCAGACGAATTTTTACACTGTTGCTCCGAGTAATGCTGGTAGTCGCGGTATTCAATCCTACGACCCGGATTATCGTAAAGAATACGTGGATCAGTATTTAGAATTAGAAGAAAGACCAACTGCACATACACGTATTGCAGTTGCGGAACCTTTGGAATCTGGGCGACTCGAGACATTATTTCAAATCAACGAAGTCAATCATATATTAGATTTTTGTCGACAAGTATCTAAACGTAAAGTAACTGAAAAAATGCGACAATTGTTTTTCCCAAATTCAAATACATTTGAAATACTTTTTTCGAATGAAAGCAATGAATGTTCATTTGATGTAATATTAACGATTTTACGTATCATTGCTCAAAATGCGTCAAAATGCCCAAGTGGTCATAGTTGCATTCGCCAAAAACAGAGACAATTTTCATTTAAGTCAATGACATCAACGAGAACGGGAGCTGCAGCAGAAGTATCTCAAGAATCAGAAAGTGAAATATGTGAAAAATGTCGAACAGTGATTGGTCATGACCATACGGAATATGCGTGTCGTGAATGTAACTATTTTATGTGTGAAAATTGTCGTCACCAACATGTTGACGAACTTGCTGAAATGACAATTCGAAAAATAAAAAATATATTAGTAAGTGAATACGAAAAATTTTCAGAATCTGGTCTTGAAAAAAAACTTACAATGTTATTAAATGGATATGGTATGAAAAAGTATGCTGACTTTATCAATCAAGAACGCGCCACGTTACCACAAATTATTCAAAGTGAAAATTACTTTTTGACAAATATTGATATATGGATACTTGCATTATACTTTAAAATACCAATTGTTTTCATTACGCAGTCATTATTAAGTGAAAATGGTAAAAACATGATGGTATTATATGGAGATGAAGAAGATAATAGTTATTTTTTTGTGCATCCGTTCGCAGTATCACAAGAGGTCCCTTCACGTTTCGGGTTGATTGAAATGAAATACAATGAATATTCATTAATGAAAATTCCATTGGAGTTAGTTTCGGAAAAGTTAAAAGAAAATATTCGTAATGAAGATGAAGAACGTGTATCACTTGAAGAATATATACGCACGTTCAAGATTGGTAATGTAAAAAATAAGAAACGAATTTTTACAATCACGGAATCAAGTAATGATTCGGTTATGGTAAGTGAACAAGAAGAACAACAACCATCCGAGTTAAATCTATCTATCTTTCAATAAGTAAAAATAACTGAGAGATATATAGGAATATGAATAATGCATACGTAACAGCTGATATTGTAACACAGAATCAAAAAAATATAAATATAACGCAACCTGTAAGTGGTGATGTATTTGATATACCAGATATTATGCCAATACAAGTGCCAATACAAGTGCCAATACAAGTTCCTCAACTTACAATATTAACAAATGATAAACAGAGTTCAGCATATGGTCCTCAAACGGCACGTTCACATACGACGACCAATGGAAATACTCCTCTACATACAGAAGAACAATCAAACACAATAAACATTATTAAATCAATTAACCATTCTGCAATGACTGATATTATGAATCAAACAATGATACGAAATTTACAGAACCCGCAATCTGAAGCTTCAAAAAAATCAGGTATATCTGTTCCAATCGTCTCATCAAATAATATAACTGCAACAATAAATCAACAACAAAGACAACCGATAACTTCTTCGGAAAATCAAGTATTATCACCACTAGCACTGACATATGGTGAAAAACGAGGACAAGCACCTACTGCTAAACCTACACACCGGACAAAATCATTAACAAACAGTAAAATCATTATCGAAGATGAAGACAAGGACACTGCGATTGATTATGACGATGAAGAACCTGAAATCAAAAAAATAAAACTATCTCTTTTTCATTTTGCCAAAGACATCACATTTAATCTAATATTCATTATTCCTTTTCTACGAACCAAACTCAATAATATTCTTCGAGAGCCATCTTTAGCAATTAATCAAATTGAGCGTGTTTTCGATGAATTCAAAGATCGATTGACACGTTTACAACTAGAAAGTCTTAAGAAGTATGTGTGTGAGGATGGCATACGTGACAAATTAAATTTCATACTTGAATCCGGTTTCAATAAAATACTTTCTGATGGAAAAATCGATATCAATGATGCACCACAATTCAATCAGCTTGTCTATTTTATCATCAAGTCATTTAACAATATCAATCAAGGGAAGGTGTATCGTTTTTACATATCTAGCGAACACGTCATGCTTCTTCTTCATTTCATTCTGAAATCAGTTTTCACACTAACATTAAAAGGGGATGAAGAACAAATGGCGATCGGTCTTTTAGACACAAGTTTTAAACTGGTGCAAATCGAGGTCCAACCACTTATTTCGAAAAGATGGTATCATCGTTTCCGAATTTGCCATGCAGTAAAGGAAATTGAGGAATTGATTGAATAATGAAATGGAATATTTAGGAAAATGCGTAAAAACGTTTACTTTTCACGAAAAGAACTTAAAGATATTTTCTACGTATAGTATGTGAAGGGGCGTTATCCTTTCACATCCTATCGCATTCAGGATATTTTGATTGTAGTGCATATTTCTCATCATTTTTCGTAATGTTTGATTTATGTATATTTTTTACCGGTGTAGCTCAGTGGTAGAGCATCTAAAAACATCGTTTGTTACTTTTTTACTCGTTTCGAAAGAAACAGGTCCGTTCTACGAATGATTATCGCCTTATAAGCGGAAGGTCGTAGGATCGAAGCCTACCACCGGTATTGTCAAGCTGGACTTTAAACGCAGCATCATTCCATTCCAGGACATTTGTTTTACCGGAGTGGCGCAGGGGTAGCGCGCGGGGCTCATAACTCCGAGGTCATAGGATCGAAACCTATCTCCGGTATTTTCCATCACATCGCACCGGTGCTTCAGGCACTAGAGCAACACCATAAACCTCCTTAGTTCAGAGGTAGAGCAGAAGGTTATTAACCTTCAGGTCGAACAATTCGAAACCATCAAGAGGTAATAACCCGATGATTCGCGTGTATTTTAGTTGCTTTGAAGAAGTAACGCGTCTTCACATAGACACAACCATTTTAAACCACTTCCACGGATGGACGTTTTATCGTCTGACATCTACTTTACTGGCGACTCAACATCGTCGGTCCGAAAGTCGGATGGTTATCTTCTTTCTCATTAAAAGAACGGTGTGGGATCGATACCTACAGGTGGTAATTGTCAAGCTGGACGTTATAAACGTAGCAACACCATTTGATGTATATTTGTTTTACCAATATGGCGCAGTGGCTAGGGGGAGGGGGGGGGAGTATAACTTCCTAGGTCACTTGTTGTATGTATTTTATCGAAATCATATAAACATTTGGTGTTTATATCATTTATTCGACTTGCATAATTACGTGGATATGAGAATGCTGTATGAAA